GAAAAAATGACCATAAGGCATTGGCTAAAATGAAGTCTGAGGATCTTGAAAAATACAATGAACTTAAAAACGCACATTTAAACAAAAAAAACTAGCATCATGAAAAAACAACTTAACAAAAAATCCTTATTGACCAATGTACTGTTGGCTGTCATCTTCTTTGTAGTCTTGTCTCCAATGGTTGGAATGGAGGCATCTGCTTATACATCTGTAACTGTATTTGCTTTAGGGTGTATTCCAAAAGGAAATGTAACTCAATTTACATTAATGGCTGGTCTTCAAAAAGAAATATGGATAGATCAATTTAGAGAGAATTTTTATCCAAAGAACGATTTTATTATGGATGGTATTGACTGGACTCAGTATGTGGAAAATAATAAAATAAATTTTGCTGCAGCTGGTGGAGATCCTGATGTTGTTAAAAATAGAACTAGAGCACAATATCCAATCCCTGTTCAATACTTAGATGATGTTCCTTTAGAAGTTGAACTAGATACTTATAGTTCAGATTCAACCATAGTACATGATGCTGAAACAGTAGAGCTTGTATATCCTAAAATGGAAACGGTATTGAATAAACATCGTAAAAGCATACGTACAAAATATGCAAACGATGGAATTTATAATATTGCTCCTGATACTGAAACAACGCATACTGTGATATTAGAAGCTACTGGAGATGATATTTTAACTGGAGAGGCTTGTTTAATTGATGATGACTTTTCAAGATTAAGAGGTATTTGGAATGATCTTGATTATCCTGAGGAGAATCGTTGCGTTGTATTAGATGCTCATGAAGTTGAAAAAATGAGCCGTAACTCGGCAATTTTAAAAGCACAACAGGGCTATAAAAATGCTGTAGGAACTATCGATGCTATTATAGGTAAAGTTCACGGTTTTACGATTAAAACACGAAAAACTAATGTGTTATTTATGGATAACGCTGGAACTTATGAAAAGCAAGCGTATGGAAAGGTAGAGACTGCAAATGATTTACATGCTGCAGTAGCTTATATCCGTAAACACTCATTTGTATATGCAGATGGTGATTTAACATTATATGATGAGTTCTCTGCAGATTACCAAGGGCATAAAGTAAATTTCTTGCATAGAGGAATGATTATGCCATTTGAGCAAAAGACATTAGCCGCATTAGTAATCCCTAAATCATAAACCACCATGGGAAAGACAAATAAAGAACTTGCCATAGAGGCATTTGAAAACAACGATGCTTTGGAAAAGGTTTACGTTTCTAAAGACGGACAACCATTTGCAGTGATTAGTGACGCTCAAAATTATACTAGCAAGTTTAAAAAACCTGAAGATAAAAAACTTGAAACTTTTACTCGAACAGAGCTAAAAGTAAAAAGAAGTAAAATTGATCGAAACAGAGTAGTCGATGCAATTAATGCACTTAAAAAAGCTGATTCTGTTGAAGCTGTAAACAAGCTTACTGAAAAGGAAATTCGACCTTTTGTTTTGGCTCAGGCTAAAATTCGATTAAAGCAATTGAATCCAGGAGGAGCTTCTTCAGATGGTTCTAATTCAGAATTGGAAACTCTTAAATCTGAAAACGCACAGTTGAAAACTGATCTGAAGACAGCCGATACTAAATCTAAAGAAGATTTAAAAGGTGTTAAAGATCAATTAAAAACAGCTAATGCGGATTTAAAGGTTGCTAAAAAAGAGGTTACAGATGCAGTAAAAGAGAAAAATACTGTAGAAGCTGAACTGAAGAAAATTAAAGGAGCTCAGGTTAATCCTGAAGAAAAAAAATAAAACTTATAAAGGCAGGCTAACTTAATGCAAGTAGCCTGCTCCCTTGAGGGGGATGATTATGGAAGGAATACTCGACAGACAGTTATATGAAGACAAGCAAACTCTTGGAGTATTGCAATTGCTTGATGATCATGGCTGTATTGTTTTTCAGGCTAAAACATTAGAGCTCCCTTGGAAGAATAACAAATTTCAAATTAGCTGTATTCCAAAAGGTACTTACAATGTAGTTCCTAGACGCTCTGCAAAATATGGCAATCATTTCCATGTAACGGATGTTAAAAACCGAACATATATTTTAATTCATGGAGGTAATTATCACTTCCAAATTAAAGGATGTATTCTGATTGGTCAAGGGCATAAGGACATCAACGGAGACGGATATAGAGATGTGACAAGCTCTAAATATACTTTAAAACTATTAAAGAAAATAGCCCCTAAAGGGTTCAAATTAAAGATACAATGAGACTACTCATTTACATTGCAATTGTTGGCTGTTTGGTGGGCTGTGGTTCTGGGAGAACCATGTCCACCCAGCAAACAAATCGTACCGTATCTGATAGTAGTTGGGTTGATGTAAAAACGGTGCAAAAAGATACGGTTATTACCATCCCTGGAGACACAACCTTCATTAAAGTACCTGTCTATGATTTAACTGAAGAGTACATTAGAAAAACTTCAGGGAGATCAAGTGCAGCACTTAGAAAAGTTGGTGATGACATTGAAGTGATTTGTGAGTGTCTTGAATACAAACAGAAGATTGAATACCTGGAAACAATCATTGAAAAGAATAACAAGATTGTAGAGCTTCAGGAAACAATTATAAATAACACAAAAATAGAATACCGCACACCTTGGTATTCAAAAGCATTAAATGTTATTGGTGGGGGTGCAATAATTTTTACTCTTATCAATATAATAAAACGATTTAAACCATAAAAAAATGTCTAGACCAGATGTAATAGTAGAACAAAAAAACGGCAATCTTGGCCGTGTATTAATTTCAAATTATGGAACTGGAGCTTTAGTTGTTTCAGGAGTCGCTGTAGCAGATCAATTTGCATTAGGAGATGTTTTAGGACCTTTTAAAAGTCCTCAAGATGCTCAAGATAAAGGAATTGATGCAGCTTATGATACTGCTAATTCTGTATTAGCCTTTGAGCATATTAGAGCTTTTTATTCTACAGCTTCTACAGGTACAAATCTGTATGTAATGGTTGTAGCAAATACTGTTTTACAATCTGCATTAGCAGATCCTAATAATGACTATTTAGCTAAAATTTGTAGTGTTGCAAAAGATATTAAAATTGGAATTATCACTCGAGTTCCGGATGCTGGATATGTTCCAACTTATGATGGTCAACTAGAAGATGATATTTTACTGGCCGTAACAAAAGCTCAAGAGCTTATTAACTATGAAAAAGTAGCTCCAAGACATCGAAGAATGCAAGTTGTGATTGAAGGTAGAAATTACCAGGGCAATGCAACGATGATAAAAGATGTAAGGTCTTTAGGTAGTGATCGTGTTACGATTGCAATCGGATCTGATAATGATGTATCTACTCGAGATGTAGGAGGTCAAACTCCTTATTTAAACTATGCTTTTGCAGGTTATTTTGCTGGAATTAGAGCTGGGCTTCCAGTTTCTTATAATGCTGGTAGAGTAAAAAATGGTTCGTTACTATTAAACAATCCTGGTTTAAGTGATGGTCAAAAAATTGCTGATATCACAGAATCACAATTAGAACTTTTAAATGATGCAGGAGTTGTATTTGCTTGGCAAGTACCAACAAAGTCTGGATGGTATATCAATGATGATCATGTTTGTGTTGAGATCACATCAGATTATTCGTATAGTCCAAATGGTCGTGTAGCTGATAAAGTAAGCGATATTACTAGAGCTGTTTATATCGATGATCTTTTAGATACTGTTGAAGTTGATTCTGAGACTGGAGGTTTATCTGTATCAGTTACAAAATCATTTCAAGAAAGGCTTGAAAATGTGCTTACTCGTGAGATGGTTAACAAGCGCCCAAAAGAAGCATCTAAAATTACAGTTTATGTGAATCCGCTTCAGAATGTTTTAGCAACCGATAAAATTGAAGCTGAGACAACAATCATTCCTTTAGGAACCGCAAGGACCATAAAGGTAACACAATCATTTGAAAACCCTTTTAATAAATAAGCTATGATTAATGGAAACGAATATGCCTGGGAAGATGTAGAAGTAACTTTGGAAGGAGGTACTTTCCCTCTAACTGGCATCACAGAAATAAACTACGAAAAGTCAAAAGACCATACCAATATTTATGCTCGAGGTGCAGATCCTGTAGCAATGGGTCGAGGTAAGAATGAATATTCAGGTAATATGGTATTACTACAAAGTGAGCATGACCGCTGGATGGCTTCATTAAATGGTTTAAATATTCCTGGAACTGAAATCCTTGCAAAAGACATTACAGACTTACAAGGTTTTGGAGTTACTGTTTCTTATGCTCCTGCAGGAGGATTAAGTAATACTGATCAACTAACTTTTTGTAGAGTAAGAAGGTTTAAAAAAGGGATGAAAACAGGAGATGGCCATCAGACTATTGATTGCGAACTTGTGATCGGAAAAATTAAGTATAACGTTTAAATATAACAACAATGGCACGACCAGATAAAGCACAAATTGCAGCATGGAAAAAAGAATTTCCAGCAATTCATCAAATCACTGTAGAAGGTAAAATCATTATTCTAAGAGAACCAGGAGTAAAGGATTTAGAAAGAGCAATGTCAGCTGATCCTAAAAACAAAAAGAAGTTCAATTTTAATCGATCGATTATTGAAAACTGCAAATTGTATCAGGATACTGGAGCAATGGACACGGATGCCAAAATTTTGGCTGTATTTGCTGAATTAGATGAATTAATCCCTGAAGCAGAAGCGAGCACAAAAAAGCTTTAGAGAGCTTTGAGGTTACGTTAGATACGCCCTGGCAACGTAAAATCATAGCTCAAGTCTCGTACTACTATAAAAAAACACTTACTGAAATAAGGGCGCTTAACGAAAACGAGATTTTGGAACTATACCAAAATCTCGTTTGGTTAAGAACTGAAGAAAAAAAGAATGATCCGTTTAATACTGAATAATGTCAACAAAGAAGTCAATATGGAGTCTTGCTATGAAAGCTGCTGGAGTGGAAAAAAAGCTCTCCAAGATTTCTGGATTGGCAGATAAAACGGCTAATAAATTTTCTAAAGTACAAAAAAGAATATCAGGATTCGCCTCTAGAATCAAAAAAAACGTACAATCTGCAGCTTCAGAAATTCCACTTCTAGGAAGAGCTTTTGACTTAGTTACCAATCCCATAGTTTTAGGTACTGCAATAATTGCTGGAGCTATTGCTCTGATGGGTAATGCTACTGTCGTCGCCAAAGAGTTCAATCATGAATTTTTAAATATAAAACAACTCAACCTCGATAAGAATGTTGAGCAGATGGCCAATTATAAAGAGCAGATTCGAGATGCTTCTTTTGAATTGGGTACAAATCTTATTGATAGTACTAAGGCGTTTTATGATCTCCAGTCCGGAACTGGATTGTATGGAGACGCTGCTGTGGCCGTATTTAAAAAAGTTGGAAAATATAGTGTTGCTACAGGAGCTAATATCAATGATTCTGTAAATTCTACAGTTAAAGCAATGAGGGCTTTTAACTTGGAAATCTCTGATATTGATAAGTTACTGCTGAGTAATGCGAAAACAGTTCAAATGGGAATTACCACATTTGATGAATTGGCAAAGGTTCAAACTGAATTTGCAGGTGCTGCATCTTCAGCGAATCAAAGTATCGATACTTCTAATAAACTCTTTGCTGTATTTACTTCCATTGCTAAGAATAGTGATGTTGGTGCAAATATGACTAAAACAGCATTTCAAGGCTTAAAAGAGCAAGCTGAGAATATCTCAAAATATACAGGTATTAAAGTATTTGATAATGGAGAAATGCGTCAAGCAGATAAAATTCTAATTGATATCGCTCGAAAATTTAAGACTTTGAATGATGAAGAGATTAGCAAGATTATTACAAATATAGGAGGCCCTGAAGGATTAAGAGAATTGCTTGGAAAAGTACAAACTGGAGCTGATGATCTGATTAAAACATTTGAAGGATTTGACGGCTCAAGCTTTAACCTGGAGACAGCTTTAAAAAATGCTCAAGGTGATGTTACGATTTTAACTGATATCGTTAAAAATAGATTTCAAATTGTGATGTCTAAGTTAGGAGAAAAAGTCCTTCCTCTAGTTGCTGAAGTATTAGATAAAATTAATAATGTATTGGAATGGGCCTATAATAATTGGGAAGATATTGGATTGGCCATAAAAGTTACAACAGGAATTATTGCTGCATATACGGTAGCTCAATGGGCTTTAAATATTGCTTTAACAGCAAATCCAATTGGAGTTGTTGTAATGGCATTGGCGCTTTGGGTTGGATGGATTATATATGCTACATCTAAAACTAAAGGATTTAGAAATACCATTGAAGGTGTATCGATGATAGCAACTGAATTTTGGAATCAAATAAAACTTTCTGTTGGATTTGTGGCCAATGAAGTAGCTTTTAAGATTGATATCATGAAACTTCGATTTACTCAATTAGGACAGCATTTAAAAGGAGTAGTTGAAAATATAAAAAATGCTTGGCAGAAAATTAAAAAACTTGATTTTACAGGAGCAAAAGATGCTTTAACAGCTGATATCAAAACTGATGCTGAAGGCGAAATTGAAAGAAGAAAGAATACACATGATTTAGATAGAGAATCATCCAAATACAAAATGCGTGAGAGTTTTGGAAAATCATTTACAGGTATTCAAAAAATAAATACTGATCAAATTCGATTGTTGGGAACTTTTACTGGAGATGGTCCAGATTTAGATCCTTTGAAAATGACAGATAAAGTAACTTCTGGTCTGGAGGGGACATTTGGAAATACAAAGAATAAGGATTCTATTATTTCTAATGTTGAAGATAAGTTTGGAAATACAAAGAATAAGAATCCTAATACTGAAAATGTTTTTGGAAAAACAAAAAAAGGAACTGATCCATTTGAAAAAAAGGATGTTGATCCTACTAAAATTCCTGAAGGAATCAAAGCTATTAATGGTGGAGGTAAAAGTGTGCGAAATGTAAGAGTTACGATTGGAAAGCTTGTAGAGCAAATTGTTGTGCAAACAGAAAATATTGAGGAAGGAGCTTCCGAAATAAGAGATATCATACAAGAAGAATTAATAAAAGCAATGCAAGGCTATGAAATAGCTGCTGGATAATATGCCATTAATTAACGTCATAGAAGCCTATCAAAAGGCATTTGGAGGGGCATATAGCCCACTTAATACTATTCCTATTGTTTTACCTGCAGGAGTATTAAAAGATATCCTTTTTGATACTGATAGAGAAACTCCAACCATCGAGGTTGATCGGTTAAGTGCCCTTGGAACCCCTATGCATTTTCCTTGTAGCCTTGGAGATTTAGAATTGCCTAATGAACCTATTATTAGAATTACAGGAATGAATCGATTGATTAGAACTCCACTCGATGGTCATGATGGACGTTTTAAAGAATTCTTTGCAAGAGATGATTATGAAGTTGTTATACGTGGTATTGCTATTAATGAAGAAAATCCAGATATGTATCCGGATACTATAATAAGACAAATACGCGAAATATGTGAATCAGGTGCTGTAGAAGTAACCTGTAAACTGTTAAGCTATTTTAATATAAATCAATTAGCAATCGAAAAATATGATTTCCCTGCTATTGAAGGTGTTATATGGCAGCCCTATGAAATTAAGTGCTATAGTGATCAACCATTTGAATTAGAAATAGAAGATGCGTAAAATGGATAGCTACATAAAGATTGGAAGGTATGTCTTTAGAACTGGCAAAGTTGCCGGTGTTTCTATTAAGCGCTCTCGAAAGAGTATTGGAAATACTGCTATGGTTAAACTTCCAAATTATCAACAAGAATTGGATGGTAATATTAAAGTGGGTGATCCGATATTGATAAAGTTAGGCTATGATGAAAATTTAGTAGAAGAATTTAAAGGGTATGTAACAGGGATTAAACCAACATCTCCTTTAGAAATATCTTGTGAAGATGAGCTATGGAAAATCAAACAAGAAGAAGTAACTCAGAGCTGGAGGAGTACCACTTTAAATGAGGTTTTAGATTTCCTTCTTCCTGGAGCTAATATAGAAACCCAACCAATTGTATTAAAACCATTTCGATTGGATAAAGTGAATAAAGCTGAAGCATTAGCCAAACTAAAAAAGGAATATGGTATCGATGTGTTTTATAGAGATAATCTTTGGTATGTAGGTTTTGCTTATAACGAATCTAATTCTCAGCATGTTCGATATCATTTTCAAAAAAACGCTTGGATGTATGGTCTGCAGTATTTAAAAAGAGAAGATATAAAGCTTAAAGTAAAAGCAATTTCGATACTTCCAGACAATAGAAGAATTACTGTTGACCTTGGAGATCCTGAAGGAGATATCAGAACGTTACATTTTTACAATAAAACAGAATCTGAGATTAGATCCTTAGCTGAAGAAAAGATTAAGCAAATGAAACACGATGGCTATAAAGGAAAGTTTATTGGCCGTGGATTACCATTTGTTGATCATGGAATGATTGTAGAGCTCTCAGATGACAAATATCAAAATAGAGCTGGTAATTACTTTGTAGATGAAGTTGTCACAACTTATGATAGTAATGGCTTTAAAAGAGAAATTGAATTAGGAAAGAAAGCTAGTTAATGGGACCAGGTAAAGACATACAGGAAGAAATGGACTTGGCTTTTAGAAAGAAGTTAGAACGATTATTGCCTAAGCAAACAATTGTTGCCAAAGTTTTAGAGGTAAACCGAGGTGACTTTACTTGCGATGTTGAGCCTGCAGATGGTGGAGCGAACTATCATGATGTACGATTACAATCTGTAATTGATGATAATGATCAAGGAGTGGTTCACATTCCGAAAATCGGAACATATGTAACGATTTCTATAATTGGGAATGATGATAATAATTGCTATGTATCTCAATTTAGTGAAATTGAAGAGTTCATTTATAAGATCGATGACTTTGAGTTTAGTGGCAATAATGATGGAATTAGAATTAAAAAAGGGAGTGATAGTCTATTGAATGTGATTGAAGATATGATTGATGAGCTCAATAAAATAATTGTCATTTATGGTACCAGTATTAATGTTGGAGCTATGAATGCTATAAAACAACGATTTGGAAATCCTTTAAAAGAGTAAATAATGATTGAAGAAGCACAATTAGCGAGTCTTATTACTGCAGCATTAAATGCTGGGTCAGATAATAATGCAAACCCTGCTCAAGCTAGAATAGATATAGGGCTGGCTTTTGCTTCAGGAGTGGCTCAATTTGTACAAGGTAGAACGGCAACAGGTCCAACAACTGATGGAGCTACTGCAAATGTAATTATACAATGATGGTAGATTTTGAAATAGATGAAACTGGTGATATCCAATTTAAAAATGGAGACATTTTAATTACAGGAGATGCAACATTGCAAAATCAAAAATTGATCATCTTAGCTCAAAAAGGAGATTTTAAAGAATATCCTTTAGTGGGTGTTGGAGCTAGAGATTACATATTAGACAATGTAAGCGCTGATCAATTTCAAGGAGAAATCCAGAAACAAATTGAAGATGATGGAATGAAGATAGCAAAGCTTACCATCTCTAAGAATTATGAAATTGATTTGGAAGCAACATATAAAGAAGATTTAAGAAAATGAATAAAATAATGAATACAATTAATTTTTTACTTGAAGGCTTTGGTTTCAAAAATTGGTCAGATTTTAAAGGCAGTGCTTTTGGATTTATACTATCTGAAAAAGTGCTGAGTATGGCTGCAGTTTCGGGTTTTATTGCGTCAATGATCAAAGAATTACTTGGCTTTAGTCATTTATTTTTAATTGCTTTTGTCTTATTAAATGTATTTGAATTAGTAACAGGGATCCGTGCTTCCTATTTAAGAAACGAACCCCATGAAAGTAGAAAATTAGGTCGTATGCTATTAAAGATAACTACTTATAC